CGCATAGAGCGATAGCGCGGGAGCCATAAGCAAACCGTGTCATGTCAGCACACGGTAGGCACTTCTCCCCGGAACAAGGTTCAAAGCTGCTCTATCCCTGTCTTCAGAAGCCGCCCGAGCAAACTCCTCATCATAAACAGCCTTTAAGAGCTGAACACGATCAGGGGCTTTCTTAATCGCCAAATAGTAAGCAAGACCCGCCGCCAAGCACGGATAGAAACGGAAAGGCATTTCCATCGTGTTAATGCCTGCACTTGCATCATCAAGTCTGACAAGTTTTGTCAGAACGAGCGTATAAGCCTGATTTGGCGTGGGCCAAATGTAAACAATAGGGCTGATTTGACGGTCAATGAAGTACTGGACGGGACGACCACGTGTCAGCTTGTTTGGAATATTATTGTAATATTCACGGCTGACACGTTCCATCGTGATGTCAGACTGAGACTGCGTCCCCTGACCGGTTGGCAAGCGACAAACCGACTGAATGAAGTCGATTGTCGTAGGGTCCATAGTATACGAATGAACTCCGGGAATGGTTTCCAGTTCTTCGTTTACGATAGTCCACTGGTTCAGGCCACGATTCGCCCAATCGGCTAAGACGAGGTTAAGACTACGACGAGCTGTCCGCTGGTCGTAGCCTGTTCTAACCTCAATTCCACACCGCTCATACGCCTCTTCAATGTATTCAGCGACGTCGAGTTCAAAGTCCTTCGTGCCCGAAGTGGTCATTACATGCAGCCTTTAGCCCGTCCACCGCCCTTAAGGGCAATGCCCATACCACGTTGAGCAATGCCACCGCCACGAAGAGCAATCCCTTTGCCTTTGCGAGCAATGCCACCGCCGCGCTTATGCTCGGACTTCTCCATTGCTGAAGACTCCTTGGCCTCATGCTTTTTCATGGCAGCCTTGGAGGCATACATTTCGCCGCTGTCAGCTTCCTTAACAGCACCGCCCTTTTTCATAGGAATAGGCATACCGCCACCCGGGCCTCTAGGATTGTAGTCCCTTACTGGACGAAGATTGCCACGACCACCGCGACCCACGTTTGAAAGAGTACCTACTCTTCCCGGACCACGAACTCTCGGATCAGGGCCAGTGCCGGTCATACCGCCACCGGGCATAACACCGCCACCGGGCATAACACCGCCACCGGGCATAACAGCAGCTTGCATCATGCCGCCATCAGCGTATTTCTTAGCGTTGCCACCATGCTTAAGAGCAATACCTTTGCCCTTAACAGCAATGCCGCCGCCACGAAGACCCTTCGTTGACTGCTGCTTGTCATGCTTGGTGTCCATAGAAGACTTTTCCCAATCTGTCATGGACATGCCATGTTTCTTGGCGAGCTTCTTGTCCTGCGCCGTATCCTTTGCAGAACCTTCCCAACTACCTTTTGCCATTTTAAGCTCCTTTTCACTAGCCAGAAGGCCCTGAGTGATCCTTGACATTAGTATACCTTACCTTTCCCGTAACCTCTAGCGGCACATCCGACACCACGGACAATAATGCCACCTTTTTTGTAGCCACGGACTTCATAGGCTTGTTGTGCTTCTTCGTCATCAGACTCTTGTTGACGCTTCTTGCTTTCGGCTTCCATAGCCGCCCTCATGCGAGCTTCTTGCTCGGGAGTTACGTCCATGTCCTCAGGTTTTACGACCTTAGGAACTTTTTTAGCCCGTCCGGGAACAGGTACTGGGAAAGGAATTTTAGAAGCCATCTTACTTGCCCTTCTTAGCCTTACGAGTCTCAGACATTGCAATCGCAATAGCCTGTTTACGGTTAGTTACGGTAGGACCCTTCTTGCTGCCAGAATGCAGTTTCCCGACCTTAAATTCGTGCATTACTTTTTGCATCTTACCAGAAGGTTTTTTCATTTCTTCCTCGCAGCTCGCATATTATCGACCAAGTTTGGATACGGACGACCAGCCTTTTTAGCAGCAGCCTTTGCCGACAATTTTTGCTTTGTTGTCAAAGACTTAGGCTTACCAAGACCCTTTGGGCGTGGCTTGTCCCATACCTGTTTCATTTCTTGCCCTTTTTCTTACCTACGGCAATCATTATCGCAATTCCAACTTTTGGCTTCTTTGCAGCTCCACCCTTTTTCATAGCTGCACCTGTTCCACCCGGAATAGCTGTGGCAGGGCTTGATTTCATAGCCTTCATGGAAGGTGACGCCATCATGCCTGACATACCAGAAACCCCCGGCATAATCTTGCTTTTGCGCTGACGGTTAGCAGCCAAAGTCTTTCCAATATTAGGACGACGCATTGTTTTTGCCTTTCATCTTCTGGATGAGATTTTGAACTGTATTGCTTTCGTATATACGAATGCTTGTCCAAATAATCGTAAAGATTGCCGCGATTGAGGGAAGGATGCCCATAAGAGTTCCCACAACTGTAGTTACAGATAATAGATCTAAAACATTCTTTGCACCATCATCAACGTGGGTCATTTGCACCTCCAACGCTTACGAGCTTGCCGGAGACGGCTGTTGGGGTCTTTGGCAGCTTCAGGAAATTGCTTCATTTGGCCTGCTGACCGAGCGCAAAACGATTTACGGCGCTTGGCTCTTTCACCAGACGGATTAGATTCAGTGACGGCAGTCTTTAATTTAGACCCCGGATTAGCACGACGATAGGCTTTTACACCCTTCTCTGTCATGCCAGCACCCTGCTTTGTCGGGCGGAAGTTGCCTGACTTAACAGAGGTTTTAATTCCCATGTCCTTTGCCATTATGGTGTCCCCGCATCGTTCTTGATAAGGGCAAGGATAAACATGCTGGAGCAAGCATTATTGTTTGCCGCCCCAACAGCCTGAGCTTCGACGGTTGTCATCTCAGGAATAGCGATAGGGTACTCAAATGCGTAGTCTGCTGGGCCATTATTGACAGTAACAATAGCGGCTGTTCTCCGAATATCGCTGAGATCACGCGTCATCAGGCGACCTGTCACAGCGTTTGACCCCGTAACCTGACCCGCAGAAAAAAGACCTTGTTCAAGATACGCAGTGTATCCGATAGGTATCGTATAACTACCTGTTATTCTTGAGTTATAGTCGTACTGGATGATGTCATATACAGTGGCTGGAACGCCTAACGTAACAACGCCTGTCCCAAAATAAATGTTTCCAGCCGCGCCGTTAAGTGAACCGGCGGTGAGAACATAGCAGTTGTTGATGTGAAGAAAAGATTGAACAGTAAGAACGGCGGTCTGTCCGTTTAATGTAACAATCTCTGAGATTACGTTATGGTTTCCGTCGAGACCTTCGACATAAACGGTTCTAGCACCAGTACCTGCGGCAGTGTCATTGGTGTTATCAGAGCTTACTTTCATCTGCAGAGCATTAGTGGGGAATGGAAGTATCCCACCATACGGCCAAACTGTCTCTACAGATGTATCTACGTCAGAGTTATATCCAAAAACAACGACGCTTTGGTGCCAAGGGATTTGACCACGCGCAACCTGCAAGTTGAACGGTTCGTAGGTTCCGACTCGTGTAATTGATGCAGGTGGGCGCGTGGCTACCATTTTAAGTGCCTCAACCGTAATGCTTGATCATCTCAAGAATGATTGTATAGCGGTCACCAGCAGAAGCCCCAACAGTTGTGAACAAGACGTTGCCGTTCTTGCCTGCACCAGCGTTATTGGTGAGACCGCTAAACATAGCAAAGTCATAACCATAAAACGCATTCTGTGGGATTGTTGCACAGATAACGTCAGTCGTCGCATCCCAAAGGATATTGACGCCCATGCCGTCAGTCATGGCGTGGATCTTCTGGATTTGAACGCTTGTACAAGCATTCCCGTTGTATGACCCAAGCGTTGAGACATCAACTTTCGTGACGGCACTTTCGCCAGTGCCATCCGAAATGTTGGTGAACTTCATGACGGCTTTTCTGGAGCCGTCATAAATCGTCTGGGACGTTACAGCATCAGCCATTACGGCCTCCTATTAAGGAACGTATGTGCCGTGCTGGATGTAGTTCACAACGAGTGTACCCGCACCGCCGCCTGTGTTGGTCGAGGTAACAACGATACGGACATCTGATGTGCCGACGTTTACCCAGTTACCGACGCGAGTTGCGTCAGCACCAGCCGTTGCAGCAATGATGCCAAGCGTACCGCCAGCAACCGCACCTGCTGCCGTGTAGGCTGTAGCAGAAACAGAGTTACCAACGCCAAGGGTTGAAGCAGCGCCATCCCAAACGGTCGTCACAAAAAGCTGGATGCTTGTGATCGTCGAACCTGCCGGAATCACAATGCTGGTCGTGTAGACGCCTGCAACAGAACCGTTAGTTGCTTGAGTGATTGCTTCTTTTTGAGAAAGAATTACTTCGCCAATGTCTGCGACATCAGTTCCAAGAGTCGTGCCAGTCGTATACTTGATTGGGCCCGCACGTACGGGGCCGGAGAAAGTCGTCGTACCCATTAGGGTCTCCTGTCGTTGGGTATGTCAGCCACCACGGCTGTCAGGGACAATAAAAACTGTATAACAAAAAGGGGGCTGACACAAGGTGCAGCCCCCAATCTGTCAGATCCTGACAAGGTTAATTACGCACCTTGCGAACCGTAGATACCACGCGGATCAGACCAGCCGAACGAATAACGCTCGCGAGCCTTGTACCGCACGTTGCCGGTGTCGAAGTCGCCTTCGAGAGCCGTCTTGAGCGGCGAACGGATGAAGTGCTTCAAGCCGTTCGGGGCATCGGTCTTCACGAACCACGCATCAGGGTCAGTCAAGAAGTGATTGACCGTGAAGCCGCCCGGCAGGTAGCTGCCAGAACGGATCGCGTTAATATCGTTGTCGGCTGTGCCCGTGCGCTGTTCAGACTTCAAAAGACGCTCTGAAGTAAACTGAAGCTGCGGAGGAACAATCAACTTGATACCACGTTGAGCGATTTTCAGGCCGCGTTCGTCGATGAAGAGCGAGATGTCAATGAGAGCCTGCTCAAGCGAGGTTTCATTGAGGTCTGCCTGCGTCGCGAGGGTGTTCGACCAGTTGCCGCCCATTGCTGTCGGATGCGCCGAGTTAACAAGCGACACTCCGTCACCGCCAGCATAGGACGATGAGAAGGCGTTGTTCAACACCGAAGCTGCCTTAACCTGCTTGGTGTTCGACATCGAACGAGCCAATGCACGGGTATAGCGAGCCGACAGTTTGTCGTAGAGATTGTCTTCCACGGCTTCTTCCGTGATGGCGAATGCAAGAGCAATCGTCTCATGGGTATAGCGAGCCGTGAAGGCTTCACCCGCGTTGTCATAAGCGATGGCAGCGCCTTCGCCCTTGACCGGGGCTTGTTCAAAGCCATAGAGCATGACTTCTTCTTCGAACGCACGTTCAGAGGATTCTTCGTCGAAGATCTCTTTGTGTTCGTTGTCGTAGCGGTCGTACTCAAGGCCGAAAAGTGCGTTGAGACCGGGCTCAAGCTCTTTGAGGAGTTGTGAACGTGTAATAGCCATTGTCCCTTACTCCTTAGACGCCAGCGCCCGTGCCATTGGCACAGTAGCGGTAGAAGTGGTTGTTAAGCTGAACAACAGCAAGACGGCCAGCAACCGAGGCATCCGAATCATTCGGCGTATCAACGAAGCCGAGGATGCGGAGGTTCAAGGTGTTTGTCGTGTTAACCGTTGAAACCGCCAACTGAGCCGAGGACAAGCCAGAGGTTGTTGAACCTGAGGTTGCCGAGGCAAGGTTAGCGTTAGCATGGATGATCGAGTCAGCAGCCGCTGCATCGCAGTTGATCGCGAACGTGGCGTTCGGATCGCTCATGATGGTGGCTGTGGCTACGGTGTTTGCCTTAACAGCAGCAGTACCGGGCCAGTACGGCGACCACTTGGGTTTGCCGGTCAGGTCGATATAGTTGCAGCCAAGGAAGACGCCCAGAAGCGGAACAGTGCCGCCGTTAGCATTGCCGACAACGTCGATCATGCCATTGGCAAGCGGGATCACCGGAGTGCCTTGATAAATAAGGCTTGATGTACCCGCCGTCGCAGCCGTCTGAATGTAGTAGACGACGTCGCCGGAGCTGTTCACTGCGCTTCCAAGCATACGATACGGGCGAAGCCCGAACGCGGCATTAGTATTTGCCATTGCTTAGATCCTTTGTTCAGGAGGACCTTGGTCCTCCAAACGTGACACGGGATTGCCGATCAGGTTTCTGAATCGGCATGTTTGGATTGCTCTCGCGCATCAAGTCGTTATCCACCGCAGTGATCTGATCACCAGCCATTTTGCGGTAATAAGCGGTACGTTGATTTACGAGTTCTTGTGGAATACGCGCCAGAACCAGACCACCGACTGCAATCACGCCAGCGTGTTTGCCATCCTGAATGCTCGGGAGGTCATCCCGTTCTGGGTATTCATCTGCGCGAACAAGTTCGTAGCCTTCGCGAAGCCTAGCGGACATATTTTTCCGGTCATCGAACCCGTTGACTTCATAGCGAATCCAACGGTGAACAAAGCCCTCGGGAGCCGGGGGTGCATCCAAAGTTGACGGGGGTCGCCAAACTTTAGGACGTTCAGACTTGGTGCGGGTTTCTTCTGCGCGTACAGTGCGAGTCATCATGCTCTCTCCTGAACGAGCTTCAGTTGCCGTTTGTAGTCATCATAGCTAACGCCAAGCCGACGCGCAATCGTTTTTTGCGTTTCGGATAATTCGACGTCGCCATTTGACTTCTTGACCTGTGAAGGACGGGCTGAAGCTACGGTTGATGTTGGGTTCTTTTTTACTGAAAACTTATGGGGGAACTCTTCCCTCATACGCCTATCCAGCTCCTTGTAGTACATGTCACCTGCCGGGCTTACCCCTTCGGAAACAAGCTCGTCGTGGATGGTATAGGCCGCATTTGTCATGACACGGTCCTGACCAAACCAAGAATTGCGTTCAGCCCACTTCTGAGCTTTGACATCCGGCTGTTGGCGTTGGACCTGTACAGGTTGTCGAACCTCTACCTCTGGTCGCTGTTCTTCCTGTTGACGGTATACACGGTAGTTTTGGAGGCGGTTCCGTTCAGCTTCCAACTTTACCAAGTTGGCCTGAAGTTCGACCTGTTTTTCCGTGTCACCAATCTCAACAGCGTGCTTGAGCTTGTCCTTGAACATTTGTTCTTGGGTATTGAGGCGGGTTTCAGCTTCCGTCTCAAAGCTCTTGTTAAGGCTCTGCTCGCGTTTCTTGATTGAATCAAGTTCGGATTTAACCGCCCGAGCATACTCCAAGGCTTCCTGTTCGCGTCGTTCAGCCTCTCTCGTCTTATAGGTCAGCTTGTTGATGCGCTTCTTAACGGATTCGCTATAATTAGCTATCTCGTCGTCGTCAGACTTATCAGAAGCCTCGACGTCCTTGTCAGAGCCTTCTTGATGGTCTTCCTTAGAGTCAGTTTCCTTTTCGGAAACCTCATCCTCAATTTGGTCTTCTTTTTTGTCTTCGTCTTCTAGCATGGCTCTCTCCATGTTGCGCTTAAACGTGAAGAACGTCAGCGGGGTCAGAGATCGTGGCGATTACCTCATCGTCGTTAATAATCCGAACCTCGCCACCTTCGATTCGGAATCTCGTTCCCGCATAACGACCAATCATGACCCAGTCGCCCTTTTTGCACCACGCACCTGACGGAAACTTGACAGCATCTGCATAGGCTTCAGGACCGACCTTCAGGACATAACCAACGACCGTTGCAAGCGTATTGCGCTCAATCGTCTCGTCAGCCAAAAGGACGCCGCCTTTTGTCTGCTTAGATCCACGATACGGGAGAATAAGAATACGCCAGCCGGTAGGGGTTGGCATACGTTCTAGGGTTGTAGACGGAAGACGTGATGGGTCTAGGACACGATCTTCTTCCTTTACGTAAATATCCGTTACGTCAATAGCGGACGATTCTTCCGTAACTTCTACCTTTTCTTCTGCTTTTTTGCTGGCCTTTTTAATATTTTCAGCAACTTCTTTGGTTTTTTGCTTCTCCATCGCCTCAGCGACGTGGGTTGGCAATATCAATCCACTCATCTTCTGTACTGCTCCTTTTTAGCAGAGAGCGGATATGTTCCTCCACCTCTATAAAAGCCTCGTAACGAGAACGCAGCTTTTGATAGATGGCGTAGTCGGGTACAGTGCCCTCTGTAATCTGAACCCGAAGATCATCCGTTCTTTGGCGGATAAACCTTAATGTGCTGTCAGCAAGTTGAAGTCCATCCACGGACTGTTCCTTTTATTTAGGCGCATCCGAGTGTTTGTGTGCTGACCCAAAGTAATAAGACAACACC